GGCCCCCACCGACCCGGGCGCGCCCCAGGGTCAGGCGCCGGTCACCCCGGCCGCCGCTGCGTTGACGACCGGGACCGGCTCAGGCCCGCGCTCCGTCCGAGCGGCGGCCGGGGCTCACCACGTCGTGACCGCCGAGCCCTCCATCTACACCTTCGACGGGGCCGGGCATTCGCTCATGCGCGACGCCTGGGCCGCGCGGGTCAACGGCGATCACGAGGCGATGCAGCGGATCAACCGCTTCAACGCCCAGCTCGCCGACGGCAACGCCATGGCGACCGCCCTGCTCGTGACCGCCTCGGGGGCCTACGCCGCCGGGTCGGGGGCCCTGACCACCGCCGCGCCGGGCGACCCGATCCCGTCCCCGGCCGACCGCGGCGACGCCGGTATCCCGGCCTCGTTCCTGCCCCAGCGCACCGACCAGTTCCGCCAGGCCGTCGACGCCGGTCGCCCCCTGGTCTCGCGCCTGCCCTCGATCCGGCTCACCAACGCCACGCCTTTTGTGATTCCGCGCGAGGGTGAGTTCTCCGGGGTCGGCCCGCACACCGAGGGCACCCCGCACCGCGCGCCCGGCACCCTGACTCTCGGCGACGGGGTCGCCGTGCCTCAGGCCTACTCCGGGTACTACGAGCTCACCCGCGAGCTCGTCGACGCCTCCAATCCGGCGATCGACCGCATCGCGCTGCGCGCGATGCTGCGCGACTACCGCCGCGAGACCGAGCAACTGGCCGTCGACACCGTCGAGACCGTCGCCCCGACGATCGGGTCGGTCAACACCGCCATGGAGCTCCGGGCCGCCCTGGTCGGCTTCGTCGACGACGACGGGTTCGGCGCGGATTTCGTGGCCGCCTCCAAGACCGCCCTGGCCGCCCTGTACGCCGACGTCGACACCACCGGCCGCCCGATGATCGCCACCGCCGGGAACGCCCCGACCGCGACCTCGGGCCGGGCCGGGTACACCGGGGCCGGGATCGACGGCACCGAAATCGTGCGGGTCCCGCGCATCACCGCCGGGCGGGCCTACGGCATCCGCTCCGAGGGCATCCTCTGGGGCGAGTCCAACGTCCAGCAATTCCGGTTCGAGGAGGTCCAGGGGCCCGGCCTGATCGCCCTGGCCCTGTGGGCGTACGCGGTCTGCGCGATCCTCGACGCCGACGACATCCTCGGCGTCGACGTCGACGCGATCGTCTGAGGCCGACGCCCGCCATGACGACCCCCGAGGACCCGTACCCGTGGCTCCCGCTCGACGTCGTGATCGAGTGGATCGGCTCCCAGGCCGCCGCCAACTCGCCCGCGATCGACCGGGCCCGCCTGGGCGCGGCCGCCTACGTCGAGGCCAACCGCCGCGACATCTTCCCCCGCGGCACCCTCACGACTGAGGCCCCCTCAGACGTCGTCATGGCGGGCTGTCTGGCCGCCGCCCGGCTCTACGCCCGCAAGGGCTCCCCGGCCGGGCTGGCCGCCTACGCCGAGTTCGCCACCGCCGTACTGTCCCGAGACGCCGACGTCGAGCGCATGCTCGGCATCGGCCGCTACGCGAAACCGGCGGTCGGCTAATGGCCTGGGGGGTCGAGGCGGCCGAGGCGATCAAGGCCGAACTAGAGGACGCCGGGATCGTCGCCACCCTCGACGTGACCGAGGTCCTGGGCTCCGCCCCCTGCGTGCTGATCCCACCGCCGCGCTGGGATGACTGGCAGGCCGACGGCTCGCCCATGTTCACCTGGCGGCTGATCGCCGTCTCCTCCCAGGACGTCGGCAACCTCGACGCCTGGCGCGAGCTCGACGACTTCGTGACCGCCGTGTCCCTCGTCCTGCCGGTCGAGCTCGCCGAGCCGATCGCCTACGCCTTCCCCGCGACCGGGTCCGGCTCACGCCCGGCCTACGCCCTCACCTTCTCCGGGAGATAACCCATGCCCATTACCGAGTCCCGCCTCAAGTCCGGGACCCTGACGATCGACGCGCTCCCGTTCGCCACTCAGGCGACCAATGTGCGCCTGGTGCCCAAGACCGACGAGGTCGGGGACCCAATCGAGGTCCTGTCCGGTGACGAGCAATCGGCCGAGGACGAGACGACCTGGAGCCTGGTCATCACCGCCATTCAGGACTTCGACGACGTCGACGGCTTCGTTCGTTTCGCGATGGACAACGCCGGGACCTCGGTCCCGTTCGTCTGGCGGCCCAACGCGTCCTCGACCAACCAGTTCACCGGCACCGTCAAGGTCCGCCCGGTCGAAATCGGCGGCGACATCAACAAGCGTTTGACGACCTCGGCCGAGTGGCCGCTCGACGGGGCCCCGACCCCCGGCACGTCGGCCTGACCCGCCGGGATCTGAGGCCCCGTCATGCCCGACACCGCCCTGGTCAAGATCGACGGCCTGCCGCGCCTGCGCGCGGCGCTGCGCCGGGCCGGTCTGGACCTGGCCGACCTCAAGGCCGCCAACGCCGCCGCCGCCGCCCTCGTGGCGTCGGCGGCGGCGGCCCGGGCCCCGCGACGCACCGGGCGGCTGGCCGCCAGTGTCCGCGGCAACCGGGCCGTGTCCCGGGCGACCGTGTCGGCGGGCGGGTCGGCGATCCCCTACGCCGGGCCGATCCATTGGGGCTGGCCCGCCCGCGGGATCGAGGCCCAACCCTTCATCGCCACCGCCGCCCAGGCCACCGAATCGGCCTGGGTGCCCCTCTACGCCACCGCGATCGAGGAGGTCGTCGACTCCGTCGGCGGCCGCTACTGACCGCGCGGGCGAGCCCCTGAGCCAACCACCCTGAGCCATGAAAGGCCCCGCCCCATGTCGAAGCTGCGCCTGGACCTGCTGGACACCCTGACCGTCGTCGAGCTCGACCTCGGCTCCCGCCTGCTCAAAGAGGACCTGGTCCACGCGATCACCGCGCCGACCGCCGGTCGGTGGAAGGGCCTGGCCGTCATGGCCTACCTGATCGCCAAGCACACCGACCCGACCGCCAAGCTCGCCACCTACACCGCCATGTCCTCCGGGGACCTGATCGACGAGCTCGCCCGCCTGGCCGGGGCCTCGACCGTCCTCGACGAGCTCGAGGAGGCCGAGCGTGAGCTCGCCCGCCTCGAGGCCCAGGCCCTCGAGCTCGAGCAAGCCCCCGACGCCGCTCTGGAGGCCGCCCAGGTCGCCCAGGCCGAGGCCTGGGCCCCCACCGCAAACGCTGAGGGCACTAATCGTTCTGTGAGCGCCAACGAGAGCGCGGACGGGGCGGCCGCAAACCCTACTCAGCCGAGCTCCGGGTCCTCGTCGCCCGAGCCTGGGGCACGAGTCCCGGCGAGGTCGCCCGGATGACCCTCGACGAGTACCGCGAGGCCCTCGACCGGCTGGAGGTCGAGGCCGCCCAGATCGAGCAAGCCCGACGCGAGCAAGCCCGGAGGTAGATCGCCATGGCGAGCCCGGCCGTCCTGAAAATCGACATCGTCACCGACGCCCGCGGGGCCGCCGGGGGCATCGCCCAGACCGAGGGCAAGCTCTCCTCGTTGGGCTCGACGGCCTCCAAGGCGGGCCTGGCCGTCAAGGCCGGTCTGGTCGGGGCCGGGATCGCCGCCGTCGCCATGGGCAAACAGGCCTACGACGCCGCCTCCAAGGTTCAGCAGGCTTTCGGCGCGGTCGAGACCGTGTACGGCAAACACGCCGGGCTGATCAAGGACCTAGCGAACAACGCCGCCAACTCCGTCGGCCTGGCGAAATCGCAGTACGCCGACCTGGCCGCCCTGCTCGGCTCGCAACTGACCAACATGGGCCGCTCCCAGCAGGCCGCCGCCAATCAGACCGAGAACCTGATCCAACTGGGCGCGGACCTGGCCGCCACCTACGGCGGCACCGCGGCCGAGGCCGTCGAGGCCCTGTCCTCGGTCCTCAAGGGCGAGACCGACCCGATCGAGCGCTACGGCATCTCGATCAAGCAATCAGACATCAATGCCCGCCTGGCCGCCAAGGGGCAGGACGAGCTCAAAGGCACCGCCCTGAAATCCGCGACCGCGACCGCCGCGCTGGGCCTGGTCTTCGACCAGTCGACCAAGGCCCAGGGGGCTTTCGCCCGCGAGTCCGACACCGCGGCCGGACAGCAGCAACGCCTCTCGGCCAACGTGGAAAACCTCAAGGCCCGCCTGGGGGCGGGCCTGCTGCCGATCATGACCAACGTCTTCGAGTTCATCAACACCAAAGCGATCCCCTACGGCACCCAACTGGCCTCGACCCTGTCCGAGCGGCTGGGCCCGACCGTGCATCGGGTCGGCGCGTTCATCCGGGAGGACCTGGTCCCGGCCGCGCGCCAGTTCTACACCTGGTTCGCCGAGCGGATCGCCCCGAACATCCGCGACGCGATGATCCCGATCATCAACGGCCTCCGGTCGGCCTTCGAGAAGATCCAGACCAAGATCGAGGCCAACCGCGGGTCGCTGGAAAAGCTCGGCCGGTTCCTGAAATCGGTGGCCGAGTTCGCCTCCGACCTGGAGCCGATCATCGGCACCGTCCTGGGCAAATCCTTCGACATTCTCGGCACCGCGATCGGGCTCGTGATCGACACCCTCTCGGCCCTGATCGACCTGATCGACGCCGCGATCGACGGGGCCAAGAAGCTCGCCGACGCGATCTCCTCGATCCCCGGGGCGGGCCTGGTCGGCAAGGGCCTCGGGGCGGTCGGGGGCCTGTTCGGCTCGGCCCCCCTGGTCGGCCAGGTCGGGCGGCTGGTCGGGCGATCGGCCCCGGTCTCCACCGACGGCCTGGGCACCCTGACCACCGCCGCGGCGGGCGGGTTCTACCTCGGGGGCGGATCGTCCTCGGCCTCGGCCCTGCTCGCCCCGGCCGTCGTCGACGCCCGCCGCTTCTACTCCATCGACGCCTCCGGCTCGATCGACCCCCTCGCCACCGCCGACCGCCTGGCCGACGTGCTGCGCCGCGACGACGTCCGCAAGGGCCGCGTGCCCTCCTTCGCCCCCGCGACCGGCTGGAGCGGCTGAGCCATGACCCGCGCGTGCCGAGGATTTCTGAGAGCCGGCGGTCTCACAAATGCCTAGCGGCCTGCTGGAGACCTTCGCCGGGGGCAAGCCCCTGACCGTCACCCTGGCCGGTCACGTCCTCGACACCGACCGGGTCGGGCCGGTCGCCATCCGCCGGGGCCGCCGCTCGGCCGACACCCGCCCCGAGGCCGCCGTGCTCGGGTTCTCCATCTACGCCGACGGCCTCGACGTCCTGGGCCGCCTGCCCGAGCTCGGCGACGCCCTGACCGTCGAGCTCTCCGCGGCGATGCTGACCGCCCTGGGCGGCGGGCCGACCCATGCCCGCCGCTTCACCGGGACCGTGACCGACGTCGCGTCGCGGGCCTCGGCCGGGGTCGTCTCGATCATCGCCACCGGGGCCAAGGCCCGCGCGGCCCGCATCCCGATCGGCGACGTCCCCTGGCCCGCCGAGCTCGACGGGGCCCGGGCCGCGCGCATCCTCGCCGCCCTGGTCGCCGCCGACCCCTCCTTTACCGTCCTGGCGGGCGACCCCGGCACCGTGACCGTGGTCGCCCGCGACGTCGACCGCCAACCCGTCGCCGCCCTGCTCGACGAGCTCGCCGCCTACACCGGCGGCGATGCCTGGGAGACCCGCGCCGGGGCCCTGGTCTGGCGCGATGCCCGGTCCCGCTCCGACCTCAACCCGACCCTGACCCTGGCCGCCTCAAACATCCTCGTCGACCCCGAGTTCACAAAGGACCTCGACGGCCTGGTCACCGATCTGACCGTCGGCTACGGCACGGCCGAGCCCCAGGTCGAGGTCCGGGTCCGCGACACGACCGCCCCGATCGCCGCCCTGGCCGCCCGCGTGTCCACGCCCCTGGCCGCCGAGGGCGACGCCACCGCCTACGCGATCGAGGTCGTCGGGCGCCGCGCCCGCCCCCGCTGGCGCGTGCCCGACCTGCCCCTGGACCTGCTGCACACCCTCGACGCCGCCCAGCGCTTGACCCTGCTCGCCGCCGAGCCGGGCCTGCTGATCGCCCTGACCGGCCTGCCCGACCCGGCCCCCTGGTCGGCCAACCAACTCTGGGTCGAGGGCTGGACCGAGACCTATACCCGCAACGCCTGGCGCATGGCCCTCGCGGTGTCGGTGCGGGGCCTGACGGGGGCTCAGCCGCGCTGGATCGACGTCCCCGCCACCCGCATCCCCGGCCCCGGCCTGCCCGCCCAGAACGTCACCTGGGCCGACGCCGAGTTCGCCGGGATGTCCTGGCTCGCCATGGCGGGTTGGTGGACCGAGGACCGCCTCGGCAACCGCTGGGCCGACGTCCCGGCCTCTTTGACCTGGGGCAACTATCCGTCGACGACTACCTGGGGGGCTCTCCCGTGACCACCTATACCGCCGGGCTCGCCCTGCCCAAGCCCGAGGGCACCGACCTGATCTCCCAGGGATACGACGCGATCGACGACCTGGCCGACGCGATCGAGGCCCGCCTCCGCCCCTACAGCGTGATCAAGGCGACCGCCCAGACCGTGACCAACTCCGCGGTGCTGGTCAACGACACCGAGCTGTTCCTCGACCTCGCCGCGGGCAACGTCTACGAGCTCGTGGCGCACCTGGCCGTGTCCGGCAACGGCACCAACGATTTCCGCTGCGCGTGGGCCGTGACCGGCGGCATCACCGTGGTCGGCGCGCGAGGCGGGCGAGGCATGGCAACCGCCGCGACCGATCGCACCAACGGGGCCTCGACCCTGGCCGACGCCCTGACCCTGACGAGCCATGCCTCCTACGGCACCGACACGACCGGGGCGATCGGCTGGGTCCGGGAGGAAATGCTCGTGCGCGTGCCCGCGGCCGGGCCCGGCCGCGTCACCTTGCAATGGGCCCAACTGACCGCCACCGCCGGGGCCGCGACGACGGTCTGGAATTCGTCCTACCTGCGCGCGATCCCGGTCGCCAAGGTCTGATCGCCCGAGCCCTGAGGAGGCATCACATATGACCGCCACAACGCCGCGGGGCTACCCCTACCCGCTGACCACCGACCGGGTCGCCGATGGCTGGGACGCGATCCGCGACCTCGCGGTCGCCGTCGACTCCGACCTCACCGCCGTCGTGACCGCCGTGACCAATGCCCGCACGGCCGGGGACAACGCCCTCGACGCCCGCCTCGACGCCCTGGAGCTCGACACCGGCTGGACCGCCCCGGCCCTGACCGCCGGGTGGAGCAACTACAACTCCGCAAGTTGGGCGAGCGTGGGCTATCGCCGCTTCCGCGGGGTGACCTACCTGCGCGGCCTGATCAAGCGCACGACCGGCACCGCGACCACCCTGTTCACTCTGCCTGCCGGTTTCCGGCCCGCGCAGAACGGCCTGTTCCCCGGGATCGCCGCCCTCTCGGCCGTGCCGGTCACAGACAACGGCCAGCCGTACGCGACGGCGTCCTTCGACCTCGCGGGGGTCGCCGTGCGGATCGACATCAATTCCTCGGGGGTCGTCGGCCTCAATCAGCCCTATGCCGTCGACGGCTGGGGCACCGGGGGCGTGCCGTACCTGTCCCTGTCCGGAATCAGTTTTCCGGCCGAGTTGTGAACGG